CGTCGAGTGCATCTTGCTCCCGTTAATCGCATGCATCATCACGTCGTGGTACGCCTTGATGAACGGCTCAATCGGCTCGATGTCCGACTTGCCAAACGCGGCCGTCACGCTCGCCTCGTTACGGAAGTGCACGATGGGGATGAACCCCCAAGGGTTGGGCTGCTCGCCGGTCTGTACGTCAGGCGGCATGTCTCCATCGACTGTGATCACGCGGGAGTCGCGACGTATGCGCTGCGTGACTGTGCACCGGCGCCGGTTGTCGGACTCGTCCGTCCAGGTGTGCTCCGACCTCAGGACATACTCGCGTGCCGATCCCGTGACCGGATCCCGATTGACCGCCACAACCTGCTCAGGCGGGATGATATTGAACACCAGACGCGCCCCGTTGGTTTCGGGGTACAGATCGGCATCCTCGTCTTCCTCGCGTGTGATCATGACGTAAGCGTCGCCTTCACGAAGCGCACCGGTGTGCACCTGCTGCATGCGGCTCACGTTGTCGCCGAAGAAGTCGTCCAGGACCTCCTGGGCCGCCTCGTCCTCCGAACGGAAGCGCGGCACTCCCATGAACGCCACAGTAGTGTTGACCACCGGCTTCGCGAACGCGCCGCCGAGCTTGTAATTGTCGGCAGTGTTGTTATAGAGCTCACGTGCAAGGGCGTAGTCCACGCGGCTCGAATCGAGCTTGTAACCCCCGCCGAGGCGACCGGTCCTGATCGACCAGCCTGTGACTGCTGTGCGCAGCTTGGATATCTCGCCGGCGATTCTGCCCCACCAGCTAGCTTTGCGTGTCATTACTCATCACCTGCCATAGACTCTGAGACCGCGCAGCACTTCCAGCGCCGCAGGATCGTGTGTAACTGACGGCGCATACGCCAGTACAACAGCATCGCCCCGGTCCGGCGAACGGCCGAGGCGCTTCTTGATCTCTTCCTTGGATTCCAACTGGATGCGCCCGCGACTGTCGATCTTGTACTTGACGTTGGTCAGGTCGGCAAGTAGCTGATCGTCAGGCGGCAAGGCAATCGGATTCGGATTCACCCGCGGATTCGGATCCAGCCGCTCGCGCAGGTTCCACCACAGCTCGGCACGGAGGTTCATGAAGCGTTCCGGCTCCCTGGCAGTTTCCGCTACGTTTATGGCCACCGCGGGGAATTTCAACTCCCGCAACCGGTCCACGACGCCTGCGCCTATACCGATCACGTCAACCTTTATTGCAACGGGCTGGTGTTCTCTTGCCAAACTGGCTATTACCCCGGCTACCTCCATCGTGTCTCGCTGACTCATGCTGTGCAGGGGCAGCACTCGGTGGTCGTACCTGATTGCAATGACGGTGGAATCCTGACCGAACCTAGCGATATCACAGCCAAACTCAACTGGCATCCGCGCCACGCTTCCTCTGCAGCTTGCCGTGGCAGGAGTTGCATAGGGTCAGCAAGTTCCCACCGCTGTTGTCCTGCTCGCCGTCGCCCCACGGCCTGATGTGGTGGACGTGCAAGTCGCGCTTGTAGAGCGTCCGGCTTTCCTCTCGAGTGATCCCGCAATGCCGACAAGCATGGTGATCACGTTCAAGGATCCGTTCTCGAATCTCCCTCCACTTGGGGCCACGCATGTAGCTCGTCCCGCCACGCCAATTCGGATTGTGTGAACCCGCCATCGCCTTTGATATCGCGATACTGGCTCGAACCCTTGCTTGAGGGTCCTTCATCGGATTGTTCGTCAGGTTGCGCAACCTGAGACTCTCGTTTGGCCTGCCCGCATTGGCCGCACCGTACCTGTTGCCTATGAGTGTTCGGGCGTATTTCCTTACAGACTCGGATTCCGCAGCCGTCACGCCCTTATTCCAGGCAGGAGTACCAGCCTTCTTGGTGGACATTGCCCGCCTTTGCTCGTCATTCCACGAATGCCCATAGTTGGGGTTCTCGGAACCAACCCAATGCTCATTTCGGCACTCTCGGCTGCAATAGAACCGTCCACTCTTGTTTCTTCGGATATCCGAGGTGTGTCGCTGCAACTCGGCTCCGCAGTTGGCGCAAGTTACTATCGCCATGTCTAGCCATCCTCCCACCGCGTCATAGCGGCTTCTACCCACGCAAGAGGGATCAGAGTGTCATCTGCCCCTTCGGGGAAGTTGCCGGCCACGCGCGCTTGATAGGCGACCGAATCCGGGCCCCACTTCACAAACTTGTCGTATCCCCACGCCGGAGTAATCAGCTTCGGGTTAGGCAACGGGCCAGTGAGCTTAGCCTCCCAGGTGTTGTCGCGGAAGTCTTGCTCCGTGATCCCAAACGCCGTAAAGTTCGGCGTGTCGAACGCGCTGATGTGCATGGCGTGGTAACCCGGCGACCTGAACGCCTTGTGGAAGGTGCCGCCCACTGACGTCGGGTTGCCCAACAAAAGCAGACGGGAATGCTCAGATGTGAGCACTCCCTCAATGGCCTCGAATATGTCCTCCGGCACGCCGGCGGCCTCATCGACGATGACCAGGATGTGTTCCTCGTGGTAGCCCTGAAATTTGTTCGGGTCGTTGGTCGAAAGCCCTGCGGCATACCACTGGTCGCGGACTATGTGCAGCTCTGGGCTTGCCGGCAGCAGGGCACCGCCCAATCCGCCATCGATAGCTGTCGCTCTCGCATAGCTAGCCCGCACCTCTTTCCAGACCAGCTTCTCAACCTGCCGCCATGTGGGAGCCGTAGAGAGTACGATGGACGGGGCGAATGCGTTGAGAAACCAGAGTATGATTTGCCCCGCTGTGAAGCTCTTGCCAATACCGTGGCAGGAGCGCACAGCTGTGCGCGGATTGTCGCGCACTGATTGCATAATCTCAACCTGCTTACTCCAGGGTTTGACACGCAGAACGTTCTCGCACCACCACGCCGGATCTCCCTGAGCCCATGCCAACCGCTGCCTAGCCTCCTCAATCGTCAGGCTCATCAGACTTCGCCAACCTCACAAGGTCAACCCACGTAATCGGCCCGCCGCCCGGGCCGGAGATTTCCTGCTGGACCTTGTCACGCCACTCTGCAGGCCGCCTGTTCTTCAGCCAGAAGATGCAGGCGGTAACGTCCGGCGCCACGTGCTTCTTGACGCGCTTTACCTTGGCGGGCTTCTTCTCCCCGTCCTTGGCTGTGACGACCATCTCGGTTTCCTCGAACTCGTAGCCAATGGCCCGGCGGTAGAGGGAGTCGACAACCTTCAGGTCGGCTTCCTCCCTGCTGCCATTTAGGGAGGCCCGAAATTCGGGATGCTCCTGTTTCCAACGGGTCAGCGTGGTCTTGCCGATCCCGAGCTTCTGAGCCATCTCTTTCTCGGTCAACCCTTCCCTGGCCAAACACATGACCAGGAACGGGTGCCGCTCTGGGTCGTATTCAGTCGGCCTGCCGCGTTTCCTGGCCATGGATGTCACCTCACCAGCTCGGCCTTTCCCCCGGTGGCTCGCTCCCATCGAGCCACTGCCAGGTCAACATAGCCCGGCATTAGCTCTGTGCCATAACAGACGCGCCCGGTATTCTGAGCAGCCATAAGCGTCGTGCCGGCACCCATGAAGGGGTCGAACGCCGCATCCCCGACCTCTGTGGTTAGCTTGATGACAAACTCAGGCAAACCCACGGGATACACGGCTGGATGGTCAAGCTGCTCCGAATTCGGCTGGATGCGCAAGACGTTGCCGGGCCGCGCTATGCGTGACCTTGCCTGCCCGCTCACCGTAATATTGCCGCTGGCACCCTGCCTATCATTGGTCCGGGCATACTCCCGCACGTCGCTAGACCATCTGCCCACCGCCCTGGGCCGCCACCGGATCTTCTGCTGTTTGCTGAAATGAAACAGGCGACCGAACTCATCAATAAGCGGACTGTCACCGTCATTGGCCTCGCATACTTCCGCAGCCACGACATCCAACTCGGCGCTCTTGGCGAACCAGAACACCGGCTCAAAGTCGTTGCGCAACCTGTTCTGCCAGCCGCCGGGCAGGCCAGTCTTTGTCCAGATCAGCTCATCTACAAAGCGCCAACCGTACGCCTGCACCATCGCGATGACCAGCTGCATCACGTACAGATGGCGCTGCCCGTTCTCGACGTGTTCCTTGATGTTGACAAAGAACGAGCCTGCATTGTCAAGCACGCCGTGCATAGCCACCGCTACGCCGCCGAACCATGCAGGATACTCGCTTGCCGGTACGCCACCGTAACTGGTTTTCCTCTGCTCGGCGTATGGTGGAGACGTGACGATACACTGCGCCAGCTGCCCGCGCAGCAAACGCTCGAGAAGCGCCGCATCCGTGCAGTCCCCGCACGCTATGCGATGGGGTCCCAGCGCCCATATGTCGCCGGGCTGCGTAACCGGCGTCGCGGGAACCTCTATCGGCGCTTGCTGCCGAGCGTCCCCGCCGCTATAGCTCAACATCTGCTCCAGCTCGTCTGCATCAAACCCAGTAAGCGCAAGGTCCACCCCGGCATCATCAAGATCTGCCAGCAAGCTCGTCAGCAGTTCAAAGTCGAAAGAAGCCTCGTCCGCTAGGCGGTTGTCGGCGATGTTGTACGCCCTGGCCGACACATCGTCCATGTCGAGCCAGACCACCGGCACCTCGGTCAGGCCAGCTGCCTGCGCCGCCTTGAGTCTCTGGTGTCCGGCGATAATTATGTTCGTGCCCTTTTGCACCAGTATAGGATTCACGAACCCAAACTCCTCGACGCTCCGCTTGAGCTTATGCAAGCCCTTCTCACTTATTTTGCGCGGATTCCCGCCGAAGGGCCGAAGTTGATTAATCGGCACGTATTCTATAACCAATCTATCCTCGACTGCTGCCATGTCCATCTGTCCTCCGTCCGATGGTCTCGGGGCCTCTTCGGGGCGGGAAGGAGGCGACCCGCCCCGGCGGCATCATAACAGCCCCGTTGCCGCAAAACGAAAGCGGCCTCCCGCGAGACCGCCCCACAATGACACCATAGCACGCGATCTGTCGCTAGTTGCTGCCAGCAGCTTTTTCTTCTGGCGTCAGGTTCTCTGCCCAATACCGTAGCAAGCCCAGCTTAGCCGCCCTAATCGCGCCAAACTGGAGAATCCGGTTCCACCACCCGGTGAAAGTGTTGCGGTCCTCGATCCACACATCCTCGACCCGCTTGCCAAGCCTCTCCGCGATCTCCTGGGCATACCGATGCTGCACCGCGGCAGTCCAGCCGTGAGGGCCCCGCCGATGCCGGTATTCACGCCGAAGGCGCAGGAAGATCTGCATCTTCCATGGTAGCGCGACCTCGACTTCTTGGCACCACTCGA